TTACCTTGACGATATCTCAATTCAAATACATTTGGTGTTTTTAAAAATGTTGTGTTATTTGCATTATCTCCTATATCATTTGGAGTGTTTCTTATATTGGTTCCTTTTACCTTTGGAGCCATATTTTTTTTAAGACATCTTATTAATCTTTTTACTTCTAAACTTTCGTCTCCATTTCTAGGAGTCATTTTAAATTTAAATCTGAATGTTCTCAGTGTCGGTCCACTGAACAGGAGTTCCATGTTCGGATTTAAAATTTCACCTTGCTCTCTTGCTAATATTTCATCTGCAGTAACATTTGCCCCAAGTATTCCGATTGCCTTTGATGCCAGTGATCTTGTTACAAATCCTTGACCACCCGCAATTCCACCCACAGTATTCACTGTATTTTGCATTAGGCCTAATGCAGCACTATTTAAAGCGGATCCAAAATCTTCACCCGATCCCAATGCTTTTCCAGATTCCATAATATCTTTAATACCACCAAGTGCAGCACCGGCAATAGAATTTAAATTTGATGACTTAGTGCTTATTGCATTACCATCTTGAATGTTTGATGGAATTGGTAATAATACTGTTTCGAGTCTCTTTGTTCCATTATTGACTCTTCTAGTTCCTGGTCTTCCAGCAAAACTTCCGGTATTGGAAAGTACAGGAACATATTCCACGATATCAATTTGCAGATAATCTGTGGTTTCCGCAATCATTGTAAGTGGATATCGATAAACTTTTTTATCTGCCATTTATCTTTTTCTAACTATTTAGAAACTTGGCATAAGGAATTTCGCGAAGATCTTCAAGTTCTCCTGCATCAACTTCATACAAATTAGTTTGTATTTCTTCCCAAGTATATTTTCTATACTTTCCCCAGTGAAAGTTGATGCCAGTAAACCCAGATCCATAAACTTCTGTGCAGGCAATTAATGGATGCAAATCGTATCTTATTCCTGGAGTTTTTGCTCTATAAACATAAGTATAAAACTTGCCTTCTGTAGGAATTTGAACTACAGTATCTTTGAGTGCTTCTCTTATTTTTACCATTAAATATTCTGGTGATTCAATTCCAATTAAATCGCCAATAATTCTTCTAACACGATTTGCATTATCATCAGTGGGTCTATCTTTTGGTTTTCTTATGTCTTTTCTTACGCCAGAATCATATACATTAGAACCTACTGGAATGCTTGGATCATTACTGTAAGTTACTTCCCCAGTTTCTAGAACATAACTGTATCCTTTTCCAAGTCTACCACCTTTTCTAATGGTGCGTTTTTCCATTACTTGATACCTAATTCGTTTTCGGTTAGAACTTTAAATTCATATCCACGATCAAGACACCATTCTTTTGCGGCTTCCCATTTTGCCTGATTTTTGGCATATTCAACGACTTCAAAAATGTATCCTTTTGTTTTTTTCTTTTGAACTTTTGGTTCGACACATTGTTTTAGAGGTTTGATTTCAATGATCATTTTTTTGATTTTTCCATTTGATTCTCTGACCTTAATATAAAAGTCTGGAAAATAACGATGAACTCTGTTATCTACTGGGGATAGATATGGAACTACAATTTCTTCACTTCCCCACTCAAGAATATTTTCATTCTTGTCACAATAAACCATAAATTTTCTTTCCCAGAGAGAACGGTAGACGATATTCGTTGGGTCACCTTTGTATTTTCTAGGATAAGATGGTTGATATTTTCCTTTATATGCCATCTAAATAACTAATAATAAAGTAGTCTTATAGGTATTTAGAGTGGCAATACCAAATCCAAACTCTATAATAGGAAAAGGAGAAAAATATTCTACTGATACAAAAAAGATACTTGGGAATTTATCTCAATCCAATTATTATCTTGTCAATTTTTCAAGTCTTACAACTGTTGGTGGAAATCAAGATCTTCTAAAGTATATAAATGGTAGAGGAATAAAAACTAATTTTATTTCTAGAAATTCTGGAATTCTTTGCTCAGAAGCATCTTTACCAGGATCTACTCTTGCTACAGCAGAGGTAAAGGATAATTTTATGGGAGTTCCTCAAGAATTTGCACACACTAGGTTATATGCTGATATTGACTTTACATTTTATGTGGATCATGATTATGATAATATAAGGTTTTTTGAAAGTTGGATTGAATTTATCTCTAGTGCAAGTAGTGCAGATCCTTACTCTACAAATTATTATCGTAGGATGAGATATCCTGATGACTATAAGTGTCAAACAATGTCAATTACTAAATTTGAAAGAGATGGGTCATCACGATTAGATTATGTTTTTGTTAATGCATTCCCAAAATTGATAACTGCTGTTCCAGTTTCTTATGGCCCTGCCGATATTCTTAGAGTTAGTGTTAGTTTTAATTATGACAGATATATTATGAACCCTGTAAAACAAATTAGTGGAGGATCCATATCTGAATTTGATCCTGATGCAACTAGGGGGGAAAATAGAACGTTTGTTTCAGCAGAGCAAGCATTAAAAGATTTGCAAAAGAGAAATTCATTATCTTCATCACCAGCAGCACCGGCACCAGCACCAGCAGCACCAACAACTGTAGATCCTAGATCACCTGAGGCAAATATTTCTAGACAAGAAGCAGCAAAATTAGAAGCACAACAACGAAGAGAAGCAAAAAGAGAACAGATAGAAAGAAATCAGGCAGATAGAGAAAGATTTAGAAATCGTCCCGATTTATTTTTTTAATTAAATTATCTCTAAATAATCACATATGAATTGTATCGCATACTATGCCTTTACCTAAGATTAATACGCCAACGTATGAAATGACGTTGCCTTCGACCGGAAAGAAGATTAGATATAGACCTTTTCTTGTGAGAGAAGAAAAGATTCTGATCATGGCAATGGAATCTGAAAATATGACAGAGATTACCAATGCCATTGTTCAAATTCTTTCCGATTGCATTCTTTCAAAAGATGTCAAAGTAGAGTCTCTTGCAACTTTTGATATTGAGTATCTTTTCTTGAATGTTCGCGCCAAGTCTGTTGGAGAGACTGTAGAAGTTAATGTAACTTGCCCCGATGATGGCGAAACTCAAGTGGAGATTTCAATAGATATTGATACTATTAAAGTTCAAAAAACAAGAGGTCATAAGAACATCATCAAACTTGATGATGACCTTTCGATGAAACTTAGGTATCCTTCATTGGAACAATTTGTTGAGAGCAATTTTGAAACGACAGATGGATTAAGTGAAGTTGGTCAATCACTGTCTATGATTACATCATGCGTTGAAATGATTTATAGTCAGGAAGAAAGTTGGGAAGCATCTGACTATTCAAAGAAAGAACTTGATGAATTTATTGAACAATTGAATACAAAACAATTTAAAGAGATTGAGAAGTTCTTTACTACAATGCCAAAACTTTCTCATACAATTATGGTGAGGAATCCAAAGACTGGTGTAGAATCCGAAGTAGTTCTTGAGGGTCTTGCAAGTTTTTTCAGTTAGGTATGGCTCACACTAATCTTGAGTCATACTACAAGATTAACTTTGCTCTCCTACAGCACCATAAATATTCATTAACAGAGTTAGAAAATATGATTCCTTGGGAAAGAGAAGTATATCTTGCTCTTCTCCAACAATATATTGAGGAAGAAAACCTAAAGGCACAGCAACAGAATGGCTAAAAAAGTTACTGGAAGAACTGATCAAGGAACCAAGAAGTTCCCCGGTGATGAAGAGTATAAAAAAATGTTTGCTGAAATGGTTGAGAAGGATAAACCCCAAAAACCTTCGAAACCAAAAATGAATGTGCAGAATGTTTCTTCTGCAGTCTTTGGGAAAGAGGGTGGATCTAATGAATCTTTCAAAAAAATTCATGGAACGATTAGTAAGTTAACGGGTCATGTTAGAAAGGCAGTAATTCGTATTGGTGTTTTAGAGAAAAAATTAGTGGGGATTGAAAAAAATATTGCAAATGATGGTGAAAAAATCACCAGAATTAAAAATATTTTGAAAAATCAAAAAAGTGATATTGGAAAAAAACTTCCAGGAAGCAGTCAAGATAACCTAGAGAAAACACTAATAGAAACTAACAAACTTCTTATAAAAATTCAAAGTGAATTGGCAAAGGCATTTGCCTCAAGAGAAGGTGATCAAAGAAAAAAACAAGATAATTTAAAAAGAGCACAGTCTCGAAGAAAACTTCAGAGAGAAGAAAGTCAATTAGAAAAATCCTCAAAAAGACTTGGAGAATCTGTAGCAAAAAATGCAGACGAAGTTGTTACTCCAGTTAAAGGAATCTTTGGTAAAATTATGGATTTCCTTGGAACAATGGTTCTCGGTATTGCATCAAATGCAGTGTTTGAATGGTTGAAGGATGAAGACAATAGGAAAAAAGTAGAGGGTTGGTTTAGTTGGATTAAAGATCACTGGAAGTGGGTTGCTGCTGGTATTGGTGCTCTGGCACTTATACCTTTAGTTGGTGCAATCGGAAGTGTGATTGGAGTAATTGGATCGGCTGTTGCTATAATTAAATTAGCAATGATGCCACTTTTAGCATTATTACTCAATCCTTTGTTCTGGAAAGCAATGTTGATTGTTGGTGCTGGTGTTCTTCTTTATAAAGCTGGTGAAAGTTTATATAAAGCAGCCAGAGGTGGAATTACAGGTGGTCAGAAATTTAATGCAGCACATGATGTTTTGGATAAAAAAATGGAGGATGCCGGACTAGTTGTACGTGGTCCTAATGCCGGTAAAGAAAAAAGTAGAAGTGGAAGAGGTTTCACATATTCTGATCCTACGGATCCTGAAAAGATAAAAGTTGCCGAAGAAGTAAAAATGAAGAGAAAGCAACTGAATGATATGAGAGATGAGATGAATAATGAAATTAAAACAGAAACTGCAAAAATAGAATCTTCCGAACCAACCACTAAAGGTGTAACTATGAGTGGTCAACCAGAAATGAGTAGAGCAAAAATAGAAAAAGGTATTAGAAAAAAATATGAGGAAAAAATATTCAATCTAGTTCCAGAAGTTGGTCAACCAGAATCATCCGCACCAGAAAAGAGAAAGATGGGTGGTCCTGTAAAAGCAGGAATGCCATATATTGTTGGTGATCAACGTGGTTTAGATACTGCTGAGTTATTTGTTCCA